AGTGGACTGCGCTATGGACTCTCAAGGCAAAAGAGCAAGAGAAGGCAGAGCGTAGAGCGAAAGCGAGGCGATAATGGCAGAAACTCCAACCATGGAAGTTCGCGCTCGGCTAACCGCTGAAACCGCACAGTTTACAAAGGGTATGCAACAGGCTACCCAAACAATGAATGACTTTAGCGCGCAATCATCAAGGTTGCGTGGTGCAGTCATGGGCATTGGAATTGCGGCTGGTACTGCAACTGCGGCGATGATTGCATTTGGAACTAAAGCATTTATGGCGGCGGCTCGCGTAGATGAGTTGGATGTTTCCATGAACGCCGTTGGAAAAGCAACAGGTCTTGGCTATCAAGCAATTAGGGATGCGGCGCAAGCCACAAAAGACATGGGTATCGAGATGGAGATTGCCCAGCAATCAGCCATCAAGTTTGCTCAAAATAATTTAGATTTAGCCTATGCCTCCCAGTTGGCTAGAGCGGCTCAAGACCTTGCAGTTGTATCTGGTAAAAACTCAACAGATACATTCAATATGCTCACACACGCAGTTATTACTGGTCGAAGCGAAGTTCTTAAATCAGTCGGTATCCAAAAATCTGCTGGTCAGATGTATGAATCATTTGCAAGAAGCCTTGGTATTAGCGCGAGTGCTTTAACCTATCAACAAAAGCAACAGGCAGTTGCCACAGGTGCGCTTGCTGAAGCGGCAAAGGTCGCAGGTGTTTACGAAGCGGCGATGGATAGTCCTGGCAAGGTTCTTCGTTCTTTTGCTCGTATTCATAATGAAATTCAAGTAGCAGTTGGTGGAGTTCTTCTTAAAGCCTTTGGTCCAATGATTAAGAGTCTTTATGACCTTGAAAAGAACATAGCAAAAGCATTTGATAAGAGTGAGAAGTTCAAGAATGTCTTAACGGCATTACAAATGGTGTTTGTAAAACTTACTGAACCTATCACAGCATTTTTAACTAAATTAAGCGATGCTGTAAAGAAATTTACTGAGGCTACAGCGCCAGTTCAAAAATTAGATGGAGCCATCACAAACTCTCAAGCAGGTATTACTGCAATGGCTGAAAAGTTTGAAATGATACTTCCAGTTCTTGCGGCTGTAGGTTCTGCTTTTGGTGTATTGGCTGGAAAACAAATTTTTGCAATGGTTCCAGTTCTAGGTTCAGTTCTTTCCAAATTATCTCCTTTACCAGTTGCTTTGGTTGTCCTTGCGGCTACATCTACGCAAGTTAGAACAGCCATGATTAACTTAGTAAATGCCCTAAAACCAGTTTTGCCTATCTTTATCGAACTTGGAAAGATAATGGGAGCGATTTCAGTCATTGGAGTTGCTGTTCTCGCAAAGGCTATTAACGCTCTTGCTGGAATAATCCGTGGCGCAATTAACTTTACAAAACAATTTATTGGCGTATTTAAGTTACTTGGAGCAGTTTTAGTTATATTGGCTGTTGCTTATCATGCTTATATGGCTCAAGTTGTCCTATTAAATGCTGTCACAGCAATTCAAACTCGCTTAACAGCAATTCAAACAGGTGCCACAACCGCACTTGCTACTGCCCAACTGAGACTGAATGGAATCATGCTTATGAATCCTATTGGTCTTTACATTGCGGCAATTGCTGGTCTTGTGACCGCATTTGTAATTTTAATGAATACAAATGAAACCTTTGCAAAGGTAGTAAAAGCAGTATTCAATTTTGTAATTAAACTTGTGATTTATGTTTTGGCTTATATTGTTAAAGCAATTGGTTATATGTTGAAGGCTTATGCAATGTGGATTCGGGTTCTTGGATTTGTAGCAGAAGTTGTTGCGAAAGTATTTGAGTTCATTATTGATGTTGTTCTTACTTACTATCAATTCCAACTTAAGGTAATTAAATTTATTGTAGATGGATTTATTAACCTTATGGAAAGCCATGGAATTTTCTATGATGTTGTCAAGGCTGTATTTAATGCAGTAATTAAAGTTATTACTCTTGTTGTTTCTGGAATTTTGAATATATTCGGAGAACTTGTTGGGGGAGTTGCCGACCTTCTTGGAGTATTTAATAAATTATTTAGTGGGGTTAAATCAATATTCCTTGGAATAGTTGATGCAATTGCCAATGTTGGGGAGGGAATTTTTAAGGTTCTTGAAAATGTTGCAAAAGGAATTGGAACTTTCCTTGGAGATGTATTTGACTCAGTAACAGCATGGATTAGAACTTTATTGGGCTTATTCTCAAAGATTCCTGGAATTGGACCAATTGTTGCTAATGCTTTGAGTTCAGGTCTTAATGCAACCCGTAGCGCAATTACTGGCATTGCTTCTCTTGGAGTAGACCTTGGAAAAGGTCTTTTTGACAAAGTTGTTGCTGGGGTCAAAGGAACCGTAAATGCTATTGGAACCGTAGGAACTGCTACTGAAAGCGGTCTGCGTAAAGTTGAATCTACTCTGAAGAATTTTGCTATTACAGTCAAACAATTTGGGGAAAAAGATAACGGCGCAAAAATTATTGATGTAATGGTTGCTGGAGCAAAAATGGCTTCTAGCGCTCTTGGCACAATGATTGATGCTATTCAAGATGTAAAAGATTTTGATTTTGCTGGAACAGTTGGAAAATTTATTGATGGTATTGCTGAGAAGGCTGACCAAGCAGGTGAGTTCCTTATTGGCTTATCTGCAAACATGATGGAATTTGCTGATAATACAGACTTTGCTTCAATTGTTGGCGACAAAATTGGGAATTTTATTGACAAGATTAAAGACAGTCTTAAAGAAGGTCTTGGTTTTGGCGATATTCTTGCCGAGGAAAAGAAAAAATATAACGAAGCATCTAATGTTGGTTCCGATGCTGATAAAGCGGCTGAAGATGCCCTCAAAGCGGCTGAGCGTATGAAGTCTATCCGTGAAGCAATGCAAGCAGGTATTGACTCAATCAAGGGTGTATTAGACGACCTTCGTAAAGCATCGGGTGAGTTCGCTGATTCGCTCAAAGACACAATCATGGGCTTTGCGGGTCTCAAGAGTATTGAGTTGCCAGATGGATTTATTCCAAAGGCTAAGTCTCTTATTGAGAATATGCGCCAACGCCTTGATAAGAGCAACCAATTTGCTCAACAGATTGCCACACTTCAAGCAATGGGCTTGGATTCAGGCGCTCTCAAAGACATCATCGAATCTGGACCAGTCAAGGGCGCTCAACTTGCGGCATCAATTCTTGGTGGTGGTGCAGAGGCTATTTCTCAAATCAACGCTCTACAAAAGGCTATCTCCTTCTCAGGTGCGGCAATTGGTCAATACGGTGCGGATGCGGCGTTTGGCGGATTGATTGGTAATGCTCAAACTCAACTCGCTCGAATTACTGAGGCTGACCTTGCTACACGCGCATCAGGTAATAATCAGTTCATCCAGCAGGGTGCTTTCCAAGTTGTTGTCAATACTTCAGGTGCTAAGAACACAGAAGAAGAAATCAAGATGATTACCGATAAGATTGAACAAACATTTGCAATCTTGGCTAAGGAATTGGCGGCTAAATAATGGCTGAATACACACTTTATCCAAACGCTAACTGGAATGGCGATACTTTATTTACTGGTACAGGCGGTACTGATTATGCCGTTTTAGCAGATAATACTGATGGTACTTATTTACAGCGTACAAGCACAACAGTTCCAGCCTCTTATGAGGCTGAGTTCGAAACTACAACATTATCGGCTGACGAAACAATCACTTCAATAAATCTTTTTGCTCGAATTGCATCATTAGCGGCAGATTCTCTTGCTCAGTTTAGCCTTGGGGTAATCACAGACCGTAATGGTCGTACCGTTACTTATGGCATCCCAGTTTCAAAGCAGGGCATAGTTACAGCAACTACTTATGACTTGGGTATCAAACTTACAAGCGCTCCAAACGGTGCCTCATGGACACAAACGCTCCTCGATAATTTAGTAGTCAAATTTACAGATGGTGCTACAGGCTCAACCGTGACCCCTCCAAGTCCAACAAACAGAACTACCCTTTACAAACTTTACGCAGTAGTGACAACGGCTCCACGCCCAACAGTTACAGTCACCGCACCTTCTGGAACAATTACAGACACATCTTTTCCTTCAGTTACATGGACTCCAGTATTTTCTGACGGTAGCCCTCAATCCGCATACGAAATCAAAATTTTTGATTCAACTACCTACGGTGGAGCAAGTTTTAGCGCTGATACATCTACTCCAACTATCGGTACTGGAATTATTACATCCACCAATAACGGTCAAACTCTTGAAGGCGACCTAGCCAATAGCACTACATATCGAGCCTATGTTCGAGTTGCTTCTCTTGTGAACGGTATAA